GGTAGCCTGCATCTATTAGTAGCTGTCGTGCTTCTTCGGGGGTGGTGTATAGATCGTCAAAGTTGTCCTGTATGTTTTCAAGAACTTTATCTGCATCTACAGTAGTTTGTTTTACGTACTGTTGTGCCTGTTCTTCAGTCAGAGTAAACCCTTCTGCTGCCGCTGCATCTATGACCTCTTGAGCATCTACAAACCGGCTGTCTACATATTCAGCTACCTGCGTATCTAATTCGGCATCGGGTTTGTTGCCCACGTATTCGTCTATAACTTCGTCAGACGCACTAAACTCAGGATTAGCTGTCTCAAACGCTTGTTTGACTTCAGATGCGGTTGTGTAGTCTGCATCAAATGCATCGTTTAATAGACTGGTTTGTACTCCACCAAAGCCATCACTAGTTATGCCAAACTCGGCAAGCCTAGCTTCTGCTTCTGCGGCATCTATTAAACCTGCTTTTGCGTCTGCAATCGTTTTCTGCACCTGTGCAGAGGTAGTTTTTGCTACGTTAGCAACTACATCAGATATTTCTGCACCGGCTGTAAGCCCTCCACCCACGTTTGTACCGATTATACTGGCAAGTATGGCGCTTTCTGCTACGTTAGCTGCTATGGGTCTGTCAGGGTCAATCTCTCGTATCGACATATCCGTAACATACTGAACAGCGCCCTCTTCTAAACCTTCAAGCGCACCTTCTCGCACCGCCCCACTAGCAGTTCGGTCTATCCTAGAAAGAAATTCGTCCATTGCGCTTATGGTGGTTTTATTTACTTTAGGCCCAAACAGAGATTCTGCTAGCTGTTTACCGCCTAGCACTTCGGATGCGGTGAGCGCCATAACTGCACCTGTAGCACCTGCTTTTTGCGCTACGCTTGTTGCAAACTCTGCGGCTTCTAGTAAATCTGCATCACTAAGTTCTTGTGCTGGCAGTCCTGTTGCCTCTGCTATACGTGCGTATTCTTCTTGACGTTTTCTTATAAACGTAGCGTGTGCATCTTCATACGCCCCGCCAGCCGAACCGCCCGCTGCTTCTGCTACGTCACTTAGTAACGTGGCATCCATAGCAATCTTAGATGCGTCCATGTTGTCGGCTATTTTCTTAGCCGCATCATCTCCAAACTTTTTAAGTGCTGCTGAAGATAATTTAGCTCCTGCAAAAGCTGCTCCGCCTACGGCAAACGGTACGATCTCTTGCACAAATTCTTTGGCTACATAGTCAACAAGAAACTCTGTAGGGTTATCTACAGCCGCACCAAATATGGCTTTTCCTACTTCAAAAAAGCTGTCCTGCCAATCTGCGTCTTTTGGTAAATTATCTTTAGCAGCCTGTATTCGGTTACTAATGTCTTCTAAGCCAGCTTGGTAGTCCTCTGGCTTACTGTCTCCAGCCATCTTAGATATTGCATCTAAGGTTTTAGCAATTTCAGTGTTGCTTGGGTCGTACCCAACTAGCGTTGCTAGCCCTAAGAACGACTGTGCTATCTCTGCACCCGCTTCTAGTGCAACAGCAGTACCAACAACCCATTTGTCATCGCCAGTTTCGGCGGAAGCACTTACCGCATCTTTTGCTATTTGGTACAAAAAAGACGCTTCTGTTGGGTCTTCTCCTGCGGCTACTTTTTCGCGTATTACTGCATTTTCGTGCTCTCTACCTACAGTTGTACTGCTCTTACCCAGTGCATCTATGTAAGCTGTTTGGTCATTTCCTGCTCTTAACTCTTGCAGCCTAGTTAAATCAGACTCTTGCACCTTTTGCGTAAAGTCTTCACTAGGATCATAGCCTAGCTCTTCCATAATCCTAAGATGTGAGTAGCCATCGTCTTGTAGATCGTTGTAGATTTCTACAGCTTCATCAAAGAATGTAGCTAAATCATTGCCTGTAGGTGAAGACACACCTTCTTCTTGAGCTATCTGTTGTGCGAGCAAGAAACAACCTTCTATAACATCGCCACTTTCACCAATTACGTCGCTAAGTGCGCCGTTACCAATAAGTGTCGCTGCGGTTGACAGCATCCCTTCAGCACTGGTGGGATCTACACCCAACCCAGCTATTTTAGCGATTATTTTCAGCCAATCAGGCATGATGTCGCCTAGTGTCTGACCACTTACGGTTACCATTCCTGTTGTTTGAGAGGGTAAGGGTATTAGTTCTAACGCCCCTGCTGTAATGCCTGCCGTAGCTGCTGCGGTAAGTATTTGAGATAAGTCCTTACCCTGTAGTGCAGCTAGACCTCCCGACACGATTGCTTTTGCGGCAGCAGTGCCAGCAAGAGTTGTACCTCCGGCAGCGGCACCAGCGGCAGCACCAGCACCAGCGGCAGCACCAGCACCAGCACCAGCACCAGCAGAAGCTCCACCAGACAGAAGCGAAGACATAGGCCCAGCTAGAGCACCAGCCGTTACATACCCAAGTGCCGCAAGAGCAATAGCTTTTAAGCCGTTCTCTACACTCTTGTCTTTTACCTCTACAGTTCTAATTTCACCCGTAGAAAACGGGTCATAGATATAGGCAGAGCCATCATCAGTCTGACGGTAGGGGTCAACGCCATATTTGAAGTACAGCGACTGCAACATCGGGTCGCGTGTGTGCGCCTCTTCAAGAGCTTTTTGGTAGTCCAACCCCTCCGTTACCATAAGGTACGGTATTTGTTCCGAAAGTATCGGGCGAGCTAAAGACTGGAAGGCTTCAATATCTGCCGCAGAACTACTTGAATGTTTCTTATATGTGTCTTTGAATCCATTAGCAGCCAGATCAACCTCTACAGGTGATATTTCATAGCCGTAATAACTACTTAACGCGCTAGCTAGTTCTTCTGTAGTGCCTGCATCAGCTATGGTTGCGTATGCTTCTATTACAGATTGTTGATCGGCACTGCCGCGTAGCCCTGATAGATACTTAGGAGCATTGTCTACAGTAGACAAGTATAATTCTGGGGTCAGCCCACCAGAAAATAACCCTGCAAATGCACCCGATCCTTGCCCACCTTCGCCACCAATTATATCGGCATACGGGTCTAGGCCCGCATCAGCAAAGGCTTCCTTAAACCCAAGATTGTAGTAGTCGTCAGTCTTGTCTATATCGCCTTCGTAAGTGACACCTTTAGCTAATAAATCTTTATATTTTTGTACAGCATCACCAAGCAAACCTTCCACGGCTATAGCGGGGTTAGCAGGTGGGGGTACAAGCTCAGGCTTGGGCTTAGGCTTAGGTGTAGGGTACTGTTCTTCTAGTCGTTCTATAGCCGCTAAAATGTCTTCTTCTGACGGCTCAAACTCAAAACGCTCCATTACGACACCTCCAGCAAGCTAGCTACTACGTGCAGTCTGTTTGCCGTGGCTGCGGTGACCTTAACTATCTCGGACTCTTCAATGACGAGCGGGGCAGTAAGCAGCTCTACTGTGGTGTTTGCTCCTACTGCCTTAGTCTTAAATACACTAAATACCGCCGAAGCAGAATCGGTGATAGTTACAGTAATCGTATCGGCATTGCCTGAGTCTTCAGACACCAATATAGACTTGATGATAGCCGTTGTAGCTGTTGGGCATGTGTATAGCGTAGTCGCAGTAGTGGCAGTTAGATCTACCTTTGCGTTTTTATACTGATTAGCCACTAGCTCATAAACCAAGCGGTAGCTTGCGCTGCGGGAGACATTGAAGCGTCCCGTATGCCTTTATCAAGCTGGTTAAAATAGATACGCAGTGCATTGTTCATCTGATTAAACGACTGCACGTTATAGTCATCTGGCGGATCTGGAAGAACCGGGGCTTTGAACTCTATGTTATAACTTGTTGTGTCTACAGCCATTACCGTCTTCCGTCAGGGCGCATCTCTAGTCTAGGAGAGCCTAGCTGCCACTTTACTCCAAGGTCACTAGATTCTATCTTCATTGCTAACTGTCTGCCACGCACTCGTAGGTCAAGCCTAGAAGTAAATGCTTCAATAGGTGCGGTTGCTGTTCTAGTTATAGCGCCTGTGTTTGTGCCACCTACAGAAGCGGGTGAGTTGCGTCCAGACCCAGAATTTTGTGCTGCAAACAAAGATAACGTGGCACTAGGGCTGTCTACAGTAGACCCATCAAACGTCACATCTGGGTATACTTTCTGTATGAACGCAAACTTATGTCCATCATCTAGGTCAAATTGCGCTGAAGATATAAAAGAACTTATGCCCGTAGCAGTGCCGGTCTCGTTATCGTCGATACCGTCTTCATGGTTGACCACGTTGTTGTTATACGTAGCGGCCATAGGAAAGTCACGTATACCTGAGTCAATCCATGCAGTGCGGCCCATGTTGCCGTAGTACCAGATATTTTGTTCGTAGTTGTAGATAACATAGCGGTCTATCGTCGTAGCACTACTAGAGCAGTAGAACCACCAGATCTCACTAAACCCTTCGTTTGTGCCTGCAAACACCTGATCGTATTGTTCTATGTTGAAGTCATTAAATATGTACCGCTTCAGCGTGCATGGTAGCGTCTGCACACGGCCATCATATCGGTAGAATCCACCTACACCCATCCAGTACGCCACACCATTTGCATATGCAACAGTATTCGGAGAGGCAACAGACAAGTTTTCTCCTACTGTCTGTGCTGCCCAAACTGCTGGAGCACCCACATACTGCAAAGCGTACAACGCCGAATCAGTCCATATGAGGATCTCTTGTCTTGCTTGTATGGCCGTTATTATCTCAGAACCTTTAGATAGCCTAAGATCCCCTGCTTGATTTGTAGAAGATGGTGTCCAGTTAACAGCGTTTTCTTGATCTGACCAACGCAGGTGCATTGGGTCTAAATCACTACTGCCAAGAGGGGTTGTACCAAAACAAAACACAAAACGGTTATCTGACACGAGTAGCGTATTTACTTTAGTGGGTACATTGGAGGCACCGCTTTCACTAGACAGCAGGACGCCGCGAGTAGTAAGCGCATCAGTTGCGTCCCAGAAAAACAAGCTACCACCACGCGCAGCAAATATAAGATCTTCACCAAAGTTAGATTGCGTCCACAAGCGAAGTGCATCGGTAGAAGTAACACCATTACCCCACGTACCAAGTCCCCAACCCGCAGCGCCCCAACCCACCAACGCTTCAGCAATGTCAGGGCCAGTATTTATTTGATATGTGGCGGTTACAGAGCCACCACCCGAAGCTGAAGAACTTGCGGCTTCGCTAGCTGTTATGGTGTACGTGTTACCTGTAAGGTATGTTATTTGAAACTCACCATTTAGAGTCAGTCCACCTACCGCAGAAGCGCCACTAAACGTAACAAAATCGCCGTTTATATACCCACCATTGGCGTCTGTGACCGTAACCGTGGTAGAGCCACTTACAGTGGTGAATGGGTCTGTGAGCGATACAGCAGCACGTATAGGAGTAATGTCGTAATACGTTCCACCCTGTTCTATATAAAACTTGAGGTTAGTACCCACACCAAGCAGCTTCTGGCTACCTAGCGTCACCCAAGAGAACAAAGACCGACACACGCCTAAGAAAGAGTCAGTGGATATGCGGTTCCACCCCCCTAGCTTTTCCGGCATACCGCCCCGAAAACGCACTTTATCGCAGTCGTACCAGCCACCCTCACTTGTATAGCGAGTGTTCTCCCTATCTACTCCCGGCTTAAATACCATTTTTTGTAGTGGCATTACTTATAGTCTCCGGTGCGGATCATCTCGGTCACCTCAACAGCACGATTGCCTACCTGAGTGGCCCACCGACTGTCCATAAACTCATCGGCTGCTATGTCGAACTGCTCACGGGACATAGCCTCAATAGCCTTCACAAACCCTCGCAGGCGTGTTAGGCCAAGGTTGAAGCATATGTCAATCATCGCATCTTGTCGCGCTTCGTTAAGTGCGGGGAACCAGAAATAGGTGTCTTCAAGTTCTTCTCGCACGCGCTTAATATCGTTGTTTAAGAGGTATTCGATCTCATCATCTGACAAGCCAAGACCGGATTCGCTGATATTGCGCCCAACACCCAAAGTTTCATAGCCAGCGGAGCACAGGTACACATGACTGCGTACACCCTCATGCAGCTTCAGCATTTCAATTAGTTTTGTCATTACTTCTCCCTGCTCACGCCTCTGGTCTTCTCGTAGCTTCTCATAGCGCCTAAACCGAGCATCCCAGTCATTGTAGTCATCAACAACGACGGGTCTATCTCAGGACCTTCTACCCAGATCCCTGCAATTGGCGCAATCAGTACATGATACAGAAGACCCAGACTACAGCACCAACCGATACTTGGTCGCCACCCGGCAACAAATAACGACTTATGTGCAGCCTCAACCTTATTGACCTCTAGCTGCCCCTTGGCTAGTTCCGTCGCGTGTCGCTCTGCAAGAGTGCTCAACTCAAAGGCGATGCGATTCTTCTCGTCTTTGTCCTCAATTACCTTATCTAGTAGCTGAGTGGCTGGGCCTATGATTGATCCGAGTATGCTCATTACGCCCACCCGCTAGATCGGGCAAAACATTTGCCGCAAAGAGTTTTAACTTTCAAATGCACAAAGTCCATCACTCCACCTTCTTTTTTGCA